ATCCCCCACCTACTTGCCATTTAGTATAGTCGGTTGGATAATTAACTGCATTTTGTTTATTTGTATAATATATTTTATTTATAATATAATTTGATGGCAAACTATTTTCTAAAAATATATTTAAAACACTATCGGATATCACCGATTTTAAAATAGATTTACCATCGGTACTTCCATCTGATAATAGTATTTCATCACTATCTATAATAGTGTCCTGTGAACGAACTTCGTATTTTAATTTTATCTTATCCCCTACTTCATTTTCTAAATTTGAACTTATTGCAATTTCATAATTAATTTCCGGAGGTAACGGGTCAACCGGATTATTGTCATCGGGCACATCCTCCCCTCCACCCGTATTTCCGCCACCCGTAGAACCACCACCTCCACCAGAAGGGCCACCACCTCCTAAATAAACACCTTCTCCGTCTAAAAATCCTATAGCCTCTTCATTATCAGGAGCAGCTACTTTATATTGTCTATTATATTTTATTGACATTTATTCTTTTTTATAAATATTTTATTATCTGAAATTTTCCGCTCTACCCGCACCACCATCGGCTCTAACTCTACCATCATTATCATCATACCCATCTTCAACGAAACCACCACCTCCACCACCTCCGGTTGATCCACCACTTCCTCCTCCATCACTTGGTGGTGGTGGAGTATATCCACATGTTGTAGAATTTGTCTCAATCAATTGTTCATAAGAACCACCATTACCATCGGCATAGTTTCCATATTGGTCGTATCCTTTACAAAAAGTATTTAATAGTGTTCCTTTTTCTGTGTAAGTTGGTTCTACAAAAGAACTTGTTACATCATTAAATACGACAGCTGTACCATCGGGTGAATAAACATTTCGTTTGGTTTCGGAGTAGGTATTAAATGAATCTAAGTTATCTTGTATTTGTTTTTGTAGCTCTACTATTGAAAATTCTTTTGGTAGTGATTTTACATCAATATCTCTTCGTTTTAATGAAGATAGATTAAATTCAACACACTTGTATAAAATATCTCTAATGTCTGATAACATTTTATTGAAATCATATGAATCACACTCCGTAAATATCACACGACCAGCTTTACCAAAAGTTGATTGTGTAATATCATAATTTTTGTTATTTAGATAATAGTCCATTGACTGTTTGAAATCTGTAAATATTTTTGTTCTTATTTTGTCAAAGTTACTTAAACCAAAATCTTTCTTTAATACTTTAAAAAAATCTTTACCAAATCTGGTTTCTAATGCAGAATCTATTTTAGCTAAAAATGTATTTTCAAAAGAATTTATCGTATCTAATAAAGAGTTTTTACTATATTTAAATTCTTTATTCAAACTTTGTAAATCAGCAAATTCTTTTTTAGTTTTATCATTTATATTTGCAAATTTTGTTTTAAGTGGGAGTATTCTTATTTCCTCTCTTGATGGTGATATTTCTTCAATCCAAACACGTTCTAAAACATCTTCACTTCCAACTTTATATCTTACAAAATTAATATTAACTTTTAAAATACCATTACTATAACCCAAATCATTTAATAATTTTTCTATATCAATTGCCAGTTCTTTTTGGCCTCCCTTGTTGGTTATTTGATACATGTAATTTTTAATATCACCGGATTTAATATATGCGACATTATTTAAAGTATTTTGAGGTAATAGATTATTATTTATATCATATATGGACACTTCCATAACATCATATTTGCAATTACCAAAATCAGTAGTTTCTATTTCATTTTTTGAAACAATAAATAAATCATCCGCTTGAAGAAATTGTCCTTCATTTGATGACTTATTGTCTATGGCTTCAATATTTGTATATTTTTTAATACTCATAATCTATTTAAATTTAAAAACCATCATACGATTTAGGATGTGCAATCTTTACTTTAGTTTTAAAGTCTTTTGTTTCCGATGTACCATCTGCTCTTCTTATTGTTATATTAAGTACACCATCTACAAATACGGTTTTATCTCTTTTACCATAACTTAACCCGTTTGGAGTATCTATAAAAGTTATTTCTTCGGTTGAACCCGCGGTTATCTTAAATGTTGGTTTTGGTATACTAAACCATCTTTGATTTTGTTGAAAAGTTGCAGCAATTGTAACATTAACGGGTTCTAAATCATTATTGGTTATTTTTAAATTCCTACCATTAACCCACTCTTTTCTATCTTTTCTTGCATTCTCAACTTTATAAGACATTACCGGTTCATTTGCCGAACCTTTCGGTGAGAAGTTTACATTTACTATCTTATTGATTATGGTTCCGCCTTGTGTCTGTGTAGTTTGTTCTATATCTTTTTGTTGTCTTACTGCACCCAATTGAGCTTGTAAACCTTCAATGATTGCATTTAGAGAATTTATTTGTTGAATTAATGCCTCAATCTGCGCTTTAAATCCAGTCTTTTGTGATTGTAAGGAAGCTCTCAAAATACTTTCATCAACTGACTTTTGTAAAGAGATTGCGATTTGATTAGAAAAATCATTTATAGTATTTGTCAATGTATCTATTTGGTTAACAAGTACATCATTAGTTTGTTCAACACTTAATCTATTATTTATTTCGGTTTGAACTTGTGTTTGTAATGTAATTATTTGTGCATTTAAATCTTCAATAGTTACAGTTAATCTGGCTACTTGCTTTCTTAAATCTTCAACTAATAAAACCTGTTCGTCATATAGTGGTTTCGGTATTAAATTTAAATTTGGTGTTGGGATATTTGGTTTTAATTCAATAACTTCTACATCAATTGCCTTAAGTAATTCCGTTTCATCATATTTTGGTTTACTTAAATTTTTAAATACCAAAGAAGATGCCACATTTGTATTATCTACAACCGTAACACCAAATTCATTTTTAGCAACAGCTGCGGAACCAGATGCTATTAATAATGCTTCTAGATTAGCTTTTTTTGTTTCAACTAATTTTTCAGATATTGATTCCAACGATGTTAATGCCATTATTATAATACTTTAAATATCAATTTATCATCTACTATTTTTGTTATACCTTCACTTACTACTTTTAATTTTAATCTATAAAATCTATCTATTGCATATGTGGATGTATCTAAATAAAAGTAATTAGATTTAGAATCACAATTTAATTTTGAATATTCACCAAATGGTATAATCACTTCATTGGTTATATAATCCTCTATTTGATAGTAAGAAGATGTTGGTAAATATCTAATTTGATCATAACCAATTGTATTACCAAATGTTTTATCTGGAAACAATTCTCTTCCCTTAACTCTTATTTTTGTTTTTGTATTTTCAAAATATTCGGTTTTTAAATCTGTAACAATTACTTTTGTATTTTCCAACGCATCAGAGTATTTTGAACCTGTTATTGGTTGTAATGAACCTGTTGCAAATGTGGTATCGGCCCAAACCAATTCTAATTTTGGTTCATATATTGTGTTTGTTTCTTTAGAAAAGAATTTTAATATACCATAATCTTGTGTATCGTTTTCTTTTACTAAATCATGATGAATTACAAATCCACTATTTGATAAAGAACCACTAACCCATAATTTTACAATATTTGTCACATCCATTCTAATATCATCTGGTTCATTACTAAATGATTGTGATGCCATAGATGATGTCCACCAAGTACCACCACCACCATTATTTATAGAACCTATACTTCCACTAACTTGTCCTTGAGACCCCGTTGAGTATAATGTATAGTCTATAAACGTTGAATCTATCCATTCGGTTACACCATCTCTATAATACCAACTAGCTCCATCGGATGTTATATTATCAAACTTAGTACCTGTACCCATTGTCCAACTTCCAGAAACTGCATTTGCATATAATGTATATTCCAATGGTATTTCCGAAGAATTTGCAGATTTTAAATTTAAAAACACACTCCAACTTGTAGCATTATTTTCTACAATTGAGTTAGATACTTCCGTAATTGGAAATTTAATTAAAGTTCTAGCAATATCTTTTGATGCTCCGTAGTAAAGTTTACCTACTTCTAATATCTCATCCCTACCAGCATTTTGGTTAGGTTGTTGTAAGTATATACTAGTGTCAAACGATGATTTAAAAAATTTATGCATTATAAAGCCCTCCCTTTTATGTCTTTGTTAGGATATTTAACTTCAAATATAGAAGGGTCTAAGGAAGGGTAGACAATCTTTCCTTTTGTTGCCTCATCTATATTATATCTATTTGGTGAATAATTTTCATTATTGTCACTTCTACAAATGTTTGATATTTTTACCATCGGTACACTCATTACACCATCTACATTAGCTAATATTAATTCTAATTCAGAAATGTTTATTGGTTTGTTGAATGTCCAATTATCTATATTAAAGTAATCTTGTAATTCAGTTAAACAATTTGTAAGAACTTCTCTCTTATTGTAATTTGAATAAACTACTATTTCAAAATCAACTCCTATGTTTATTACAAAACCATCTATAATATTAACAGCGTCGGTAACCATTCTATATTCACCCAAATATGTTTTTAAGTTTTGTTTAACGGCCTTATTTAATAAAGTTAATTTTTTGTTTTGGTCGTATGATAAAACATACATATTAATTGCAAATGGATTGTTTACTTCTCCAATTGATGTTTTCTTTTGATTAAGATATTTAACTAATTCCGTTTGTATTTGTTGTGTAGTTGCGGTTTGTAAAGATTGAACTACATTAACAAATTCTGCAATATTTTGTGGACTTGATAAAATAGATGAAGGGCTATTGTTGTCAATTTCACCATCAGGACTCACATACACTTTAGCAACACTACCATATCGTTCCGGCATTGACAAAGCTCTTACTACATAATCTTGTCTAGTTACGGCTCTGTTTTGTGAACCAAATGTTGCAAGTGCATTTTGTCTAATTTCTTCAATTGTTTCAGCCCCTCTACCACCAACTGCTGCTTCTACATTTTCAACTGCAACTGTATTTTTAATTTCATTGTAAATAGATACATCCTCTACCGCCAATAAATCTTCTTCAAATTCAATTCTTTTTATTCTTGTTAAATCTTCCGTATTTACATTTGAAGATATTCCACCACCCACTAAATATTTTACTATTAAAGTTTTATTAGTTGGTGCAATTCCAAATGTATTTGTTTTCAAAAAGTTAGAAGGATCAATTCCTTGATTCAATCTACTAACGGAATTTGCAAGTCCTAATCCAATATTTTTAGTGTTTGGTAACAATGTCTCATCATTTGAATTATTTCCTGTACCAAATTGTAAATCAATTGTATTATCCGAATTTACTTTTATTGAATATCTTTTTGGAACTTTTTGTACCTCTAAAATGTATGGTACTACCGATGAAGATACACTTAACTCACCGGTATTACTTTCTATATTAGCCTGTTCTACGAATATACTTTCTTGTGCCAAATAAGGAACCTCATACCACTTACTACCATCTTCTTCGGTAATTGATACTATTGAAATTATATCAGTATCGGTTAATGTTCTACTTGGGTAATCGGAATCATCATCAAATTGTATTGAAGTTGTTTTTTCTGTTGCAGATATTGCTTTTACTTTTTTAGTAATTAAATATTTTAAAGGTGTACCATCTACATCTCTTTCATATACATCTAATTCTCTATCCGTAGGATTTGCAAAGTCAATAGAATCTACTGTTCTAAATATTATATTTGAATCACTTGCAGATTCCACTTCTAGTCCATCTTTTATTTTAAGATAGTAACTTTCATCCGGTGTATTATTAACACCAACTCCTGTTGCAGGAATCAATTGATAAATATTTAAAGTCGTAACCGCGGGTGTTGTAATTTTTGGTTTATATCCCAACGATTGAGCCAATGCAATAACATTTTTTCTTTCGGTTGCATATGACAACATTGACTCTTTTAATTGAGTATCTTGATAAAATGATAACATATCACCAATAGCTGCCGCTTGTTCAACGAAAACCATACCAGGTGAGGATTCATTAAAATCGGAATATGTGTTTGGAAAGTATGTTTTAGTAAATTCAATAAGATTTTGTTTCAATGTTGCAAAATCCTTACCAATATATGATATTGATTTTTTATTATTTCCCCAATTCTTATCTAAAGGTTTAAGTGCCATTTTTTATTAATTGTTATTTACAGTTATTTGTACCGATTCTCCTAAATTTGGATTAGATATCAATGAAAATTTTATATCTAAACCAATTCTATTATTATCAATGTCATTATCGTCATAATCAAATATAATTTCATCTATACTTAAATATGGTAACCAAATAGATACCGCATCTAATATTGATGTTTCTATTTGATTTTCTATCAAATTGCCATCCATTTGTTCAAATAACACTTTCCAAATATCACATCCAAAAGTAGGATTTAACAATCTCTCACCTTTTTTTGTTAATATTAAATTTTTTAAATTTTCTCTAGCTTGAGTTAGAGTTGTATAATTTACAGAAAATATTCCACCTTTATTAGAACTTTTATTTATTCCAATACCAAGTATTTTATAATCATTTTCAGATAAATCGGTTACATTAACTTTACCTAACTCTATTGCCATTATTTAAATCTTTTTACTAATTCCGAATAATCTCTAGTTAATGCCTTTATCGTTGCATCTTGTAAATCATCACCAGTTGATTCAAATTGTTGTGGAATATTTTGTGGTGATTCCATTCCTCTATAATCCATTGTGTCCCAACCTTCTTCTTGATATTGAGTTGGTTGTATCATATCTAATACACTTCCTCCACCCTGTCCACCTTCTACTCTTTGTGCAGATGTGAATGGTTGAGTCATATTCAAAATCTCATTTATCATTGGGTCTTTTGAAAATTCTCTTTGTGGTCTTTGTGTTTGTTGAACCGGTTGTTGTCTTTTAACCGATGTAGGGGCAACGTCAGTCATCTCTCTCAATGATGGAGTAGATGGTTTCTTTTGTGAGTTTAATGTAACTGCACCAGATTTAATAAGTTTAACAAGTTCTTCTTTTACTTGTAACTTAACTTCGTTTTTAACAACTTCTTTAATTAAAGTTAATAAAATTTCTGATTTCATAATAATTGTTTTGTATATGTTTAGTAATAAATATTTGATTTAATAATTTATCCAATAACTCTGTAGCCTGCCCAATTTAATATTGCAGGTGCGGGTGGTGCAGGTGGTGGATATTGTGCCATAACCGACATAGTTCCACTAACTCCCATTAAATGGAATTTTGCAATATTAACAAATGGGTCTAATAACATATTTGTTGGATATGAAAATACAAATGTTGGTGGAACGAACCATATATTTGGTATTTCTGGAATTTTATCTTTTATCAAATCATATGCCATTGCCTTCAATTCTTCCTTTGTTGGAATTTTTTCTTTTATCAATTGTTTTAATTCTTGTTTGGTAGGAATCTTAGGAATTGATATTCCAGGTAGTTCAATTTCAGGTATCAAACCATCAATAGTGTCTCTTACAAATTTTTTAATTTCCTCTTTTGTAGGTTTTTTTGGTATATTTTCTGCAATGGCAACTGCAGATTCAATAGTGGCTATGATTGGGGTTAAGATAGTTTCTTCAATTGGTTTTATGATAGTCTCTTCTATAATCTTAGTGGCCTCTTCTATTAATTTATCTTCGGCCTTTTTTATTATTTCACTTCGTTTGGGCAATTCTGGAAATGGAAATTTAACCGCCTTTTTAATTTGTGAACCTATGGATGGTTTTTTCTTTTTTGCTTCTTCATATTTTTTATATAAATCAACCGATTGTTTAATGATTGGATGATTTTTAATTCTATCATCAACAAATTCTTTTTTAATTATCTTAACAACCATATCATAAACTTTTACTTCTCCTATGGGTGGTATGTTTACTGTTTTTTCTTTAAGATCATCTACCACTTTTTTTAATGCCTCTTTTAATGTTTTATTTAATGCCGCCCAAGATACTAAATAAAGTGGATTAGGGCCGATGTTTTTAATTGTTCCTGGTGCAGGTGGTGTAGAAGGCCAACCCAATGGTTTTAATAAAAAATTAGGTATTGGGGCCATTTCTGCACCCAACCAATATTCGTCAAATGCAGTAGGATATATTTCTGCTAAAAAATTATAATTTTCTCCACCCAAAGCAATTCCCTTATCCAATGCATCTTTAATAACCTTTGCCATACCCGTCACATTTCCATTGATAACAGGAACTCCATAAATCATATCACCACCTCTTTTTATACACTTATCGTACTCTTGTGCAATAAAATCGGACATGCCTGCTGTATCTTTTGCATGTTGAAATGTGACCAATGATTGTAATACATTTATTTTATATATTAACCAAGACATATTATTTACTTAGATAGTTTCTTGCAGAAAGAATGGTTTTTAATCTACCTTTTATTGCTTTAAATGCCGAAGAATTTACCGGATTACTTGATGGGCCTACCGGAGTTGGTACTATTATTTTTGTGCACTCATCTATTAAATCTTCTAATATTTTTATAAGTTCACCACCCATTACCATTTTTTGAAAATCCTCTCCAGCTTGACTGGTTGTTGGTTTTACACCACCCAACCAAATATTACCTGTACCATCTGTTCCTAAAACTATATTTCTATTTGTTTGTAAAACAATATTACTATTACTTTGAATATGGGTATCACCTTGTGAATCTACTGTGAATCTACCATCGGTTATGATTCCGGTGTTACTTTTACCAAATATAATAAATTCTTTTGCTTTAGCAGATAAAACGATTCTATCCGAATTAACAAATAATTGGTCACCTTTTAGTTTATCCGAAGATGGAAAATCTTTGAATGCAACTTTTTGTTTTTTAGTGGTTTCTTTAAAAGGAATTTTTGTTTTATTGGAAGTAATATAAATTGACGTACCATCTTTATTAAAATCTTCGTCAACTAATGTTCCAATTGACTTTACATCTAATTCAGGGTTTTGTTTATTACGAATGAAAATACCAGGTGATGATGACTTTCCATCTTCGGTTAAAAATAATTCACTAAAACGAATAGTGTTACCAACTCTACCACTTATAATAGTATCACCATTTTTTGGATTTAAAAACTTAATTTTTTCGTTTATATCATATCCACCACTATTTTCTTTAGTTTTATTTGGAACATTTTTATTTGCACCTCCGGTTTTTTGTATTTCGTTATAATCTTTTGCAGTATTTGTATCAATAGAATTATCTATCTCCTCTGCACTTATTTTCAATCTTACCTTTTCTCTATAATTGGCATAAGTGGTTACTGAATATGGTAAATAAAAAGTTTCACCTTCTATTTTTATAATTGTTACAGTTTCTCCCTTTATCGGAAATGTAAAGTTATTCTTATCAAATGGAAAAGCATAATCTTCTTCTACTATTTCATTTTCATATGCATAGGTTATTGCACCATACAATCTTGCATCTTCTACTACAAAGTCTTTGTTTTGATTATATACCGGTGTGTTACCAGATACCCTTTCATAGAATGGTGTATTGGTTGGATATACTTTTAAAACTCTTGCTAAAAATGTTTCCATTATAACTTTGTTTTAATTTCTTCAATCTCAATTTCAATATCCGTCATTCTCTCTTTTGCCGTTTCTTGTATTTCGTTTATAGTATCGTCTAAATCGTTTAATAATTGTAATTTTTCATGTTCACTTAACCAACCATCCTCACCAATACCTTTGGCCTCCGCAGAAGCCAGTCTTTGTGCAATGGTTGCAAGTTTAATTAAGTGGTCATCATTCTTAACCGACACCTCTATTAAGTCCTTTATAATAGGTGCAATGACCGTTGCCTCTCCTACGTTACGAATAAGTTTACGGAGTGATTCAATTAAATCCGAAATGTTTTTCTTTTTGTTTAATTGATTATCGTATATATCTTTAAATAATGATGATAAATTTTTACCATCAAATAATTGAAATTCTGCTGCCATTATTGTTCTTTACCTTTATTAATTAATTCGTTGACCTTTTCTTTATCCTCTGCAGACAATTGTTGAAAAAATTCAGGAGATATACTTTCCCATGATTTGGATTCTTCCAGTATTGGTGCACCGGTTTCGTCACATACCATTACTCCCAAACTACCTGCCCAACAGTTAATAGACTCTAATTTTATCAATTGATTCATATTGTTTCTTTGTAATAAATATTCTTATGTTATAAAGTTAAATTTTTATATCACCTTCTCTGTCAAATTCATTATAAAGTGCCATTTGTTTTTCTTTCATTTTGTTCACAACTTTTGTAATATAATGAGTTGGATGTCCGGTCATTTCTCTAATAAGTAGATACAATGATTTTTTATTAAAATTTTCTATGTAATTTGCTCTTCTAAATAATTCCAATACCGAATCCGCAATTTGCATATCTCTTTTCTTTGGAAAGTAATTCTCCAAATGTTTATCCCAATATTCTAACATTCTAATATTAAATGTTCTATACTCATCATTTCGTTCCTCCTCTCTAAAATTATTCTCAGTATCAAATGATTCCGGTAATCCAGACATCACATCCGTATCTTTATATCGTTTGTAATTTGCATTATTATTTAAAATAAGATAGTTTCTGGCAACAATAGTAAAATAAGAAAATGCTTTACCTTTACCCGCTTTGTACATATGAATCTTTTCAATCATAAACGCAACAACCTCTGCCATTACATCCTTTGGGTCATCATCAAAATAAGTAAACTTCCATTTATTATAAACTATCTCTGCAAGTTTTTCAAATGCAGATGCAATTCTTTCTCTATATAGTTTATCTTTAATATATTGGTCATTAGTTAAATTATACTCAATGATTGCATCTTCGGTATCTTTTGGAAAATATTGTCTGTTCGGCCCTCTTTTCTTTCTAGTTGCCATTTTTTTGTTGTTTGAATTTTTCTATTGTTTCTTTGATTTGATAAAATATAGAACCAACTTCATCATCCTTCTCAAACATTTCACGACTATCAATTAGTCTTAATGCCTCCAGTAATGCTTCGTTTCTTTCAATTTCTGTTTGTATAAATTTTTGTGTTTCTTCGTATGCATCTTCATATTTTTCTAATTTTTGAAGAAGATTATAAACTACATATAGTAATGCAATTATAAGTAATGTAAGTATTGTATATATCATATTAAACTATTTCGTATCCTTCTAAAAAGTATTTGTTTGCATTTTTGTATTTCACTTCCACCATTTCTCCTTCTTTTGATTTCATTACGATTTTGTCATTTCTACCATAATTAACTTTTTTGACAAAAGTGGTAGTATAAACTCTATCTTTAATTGTAATTCCGTCTAAGTGGTCTATTTCATGTTGTACTATAACGGTCATCATTGTTTCTTTAGAAATTGATTCATTCACTTTATCACCTTCTGGATTAATTTCAAAAGTTAATTCACCCAAATTATCAGTCATTACAACAACTTTGGTTGCACGGATAGTTCTCGTTGGTTTTGTAAGTGACGATGGAATGGATAAACATCCTTCCATAAAAAGAAATCCTTCTTTTGATTTTTCTTTTATAATTGGATTTACCAAAAATAATTCTTCTTCACCAAGTTTAATATAACAAACTCTCTTTTTAATTCCCAATTGTGTTGCTGAAATACCTAAACCAGGATAGTCAGTCAGGCCTTGCTCCAATTGTTTTCTTAACTCATCTGCTTCTTGTTGAGTTATTTCCGACTTTAATACAGGAGTTTTTAGATACTCCGCAAACTCTTTTGTTGTTAGTCCGTTTGAACCTTTGTCAACTATTAATTTCATATTTTATTTTTTTAATCCGTATTTAATCCATTTGTACCAAACTCTTTCGTGTATATAGTATTGTATGGGTTTATAAATCAATTCTACTACTCCAAATGCTGCTCCAACTTTAATTGAACCACTTATCAACCACATTAATAAGAAACCAATTAAGGTACTTAAAATACGATATGAAATGGTTTTAGCAATGTGTCTCTTACGCTCTACTATCATCTTCGGTATCTATATTGTAAACAATTACATCACCATTTGAGTCAATGTATTTTTGTCTAATTGCCGTTCCACTAATTTGTTCAATTTCTTTTGGTGGTGTGTGATAAATAACATCATAACCAACCGCTCTACCATAATTTACACTTTCAATATCTGGAATTATTGATAATAAAATCTTATCCCAATTTTGACTAAAAAATGGTTCATTTTGTAATTCTTGTAAAACTTCTTGTGCTGATTTTGGATTGTTTTCATCCTTTTGTACATCTCTAATTGCAACCCAACAATTTTTTCCTTTTAATAATTGTTGATTGATTAACCACTCATGTCCTTTATGCCATGTTTGCCATCTTCCTATAAATAATGCGTATTTTTTCATATTTGTAATATACGAAAATTATTCTAAACTACCAAATAATTAATAAGTTTTAATTAAATCATCTTGTTGTGGTTTTTTGTACTTTAACCAATAATTTACAGCATTTTGGTCATTTATCCACTTTGATTTATCATCCCAGTCAAATCCAGGTCTTGCGTAATATGGAAATCCACTTCTTTTGTTTAATTCTCTTTCCCTATGTCCTTCTGGGGCCCATTCATCTATCATCCCATCATTGTTCGTATCATACCCATCAATTGTTCCATCACCATCCAAATCAATAGGAATCCTAACAATTGAATTTTCATTTTCTTTGTAATTCTCATTTTCTTTGTTTTCGTTAAGAATATTTTTCACTATAACTTCATCTTCATCTTTTTTTGTAGAATATTTTCCACCATCTCCGTAAATTTGGTAATTTTTTTCCATTAAATCATCATATAATCCCAATTTTTCGTCATATTCTACCATTTCACCCAAAAGTCTTCTTTGTCTTTGTTTTTTAGTTTCAATTAAACCATTGAATGCAATAATAAGTGCTACCGCCAATGGGTCAAACACAATCACAATCAAAAATATGAAGAATTTTACAACATTTTTCAATTCCATACCAAATGCTTCCGCAACAAAACGAAATCCGCCAACTTCTTTTTCTAAATCTAAGTTAGCAATTTTGATTTTATTAATTTCATCGTTATTTTTAGCATTATCGTCTTGTAAACTACTAATTTTTTTGTTTATGGTTGCAACCTGTCTATCTTTATTGTCAATTGAACGTAAAAGTCTACTATTTACCTTACCTTTGTCTAAAATAGTGTTTTGTGTTGAGGATAACTGACCCAATTGAGTGTTTAATTGAGTAATTTGTGCATCATTTGTACCAATTTTTGTAGTGTAAACAGCAATTTCTCTATCTACCTGTTGTAATTTAAGATTTTGTTGTTGAAATGCATTGGATAAATAACCAAATATACCTGCAGATGTAATAATCATTAATAAACCTACTGCAGATGTTAAATACCACTTATTAAATCCTTTAATGTTTTCCCATTCTTGTTTTAAATAGGTTGCAGCAACTAATTTAGCAAACTCTAATGCACCGGCCATCACCATTACTGACGCTGCAGCACCACTAAATAGTACCCCTAACCCTGTTACGGAGAAAAAAGCTGCACATCCGGCGATAATTAGTGCAGAAATTCCGACTAACCATTTAAGCCAATTCATTTTATCTATTAATTCGTGTTAATTCGGAAATACGCTCTACTACTTTTCTTGCATCATCTAAAGTAGTGTGTGCTTCTGTTGGTGACATTTGTTGTGCACCAGAAATTCCATTTTGTAAAATCCTTAATTTTCCGTCTAAAGATTCCAATAACATTTGTATTTTTTCGTTGTATATCATAATAATAAGTATTTCTAATTAATAAAAAAAGGTAGAAGTGATTAAACTCCTACCTTTGTAATATACGAAAAATAACTGAATTAACCTAATTTTGGGGTTAATTTTTTTGGTTTGGACTCTTCTTTTCTTTCAATGATAATTAAGAGAATACCATTTTTAATTTCGGCTTTGGCCTTTCTACCATCAAAGTTTTTACCAATTTGGACTCTTTCTTCAATGTCTGAAATTAATTGATTAAATGGATTTTCTTTATCCTCTTGTGTCTTTTTAGCTTTAATTTCAATTCTGTCCTCAAAGCAATTAATTTCAATATCCTTTGGGTCGTGTCCTAATACCGATAATGCAATACTTGCGGATTCGTCTTTAATGT